CCTGAGCAGTGATGCAGGTTGTCCTGATTGGGCTGGCGGCGTGGATGGCGTGGGAGGCTGTGCGCGCCGCCTGGCCACGCCGCATCTGGCCTCTTGTTCAGCTCGTTGTCGTGGCAGGCATCTGCTATGGCCTGACCTACGTGGATGATCGAATCGTCACGGCTCTCGCAGCGGCGGCCGTAGTCGCCGGTATCCGCCAGCTGATGCTGCGTGCCGAGGTGCCGGATGCCGTCGCCCTGCCGCGCGCCCGGCAGCCACGCAGAGTGACTGGCCGGATACCTGACCTCCCGTGACCTGGGAAAACGGGAAAATTGGAAAAATCCCACAGGATTTTTTCTTGCGCGAGTTGATACGTGAGTTGCGCTCGTAGTTGATACGCGCCGGACACTCAGGCCCATACGTCCGCACGAGAATGGATGATCAGTGACGAAGCCTGTTGTGTTCGCCGTCGCCGGGGCTGGTCAGGTCAAGGCTGACACCATCGGCGATCTTCTCGACCAGTGGCTGGAAGTGGAAGCGGAGACGCCGCGTGACGTCCGCGCGGTATACCTCCCGGCCGACGCCACGCTGACCACCAAGGCCGTGGAACATGCAGCCCAGTGGCTGAAGGACGTGGGGCTGGAGTACCAGGCTGTGAAGTCCAGTCGGCCTGGTCGGCGCGGCAGCAGCATCCTCAAGGACGCCACGACGGCCATTCCTTCTGGTACTGATCCGATCGAAGCGCTGATCGAAGAGCTGGCTGCTCACCTCGACGACTCGGACGTCGAGGTCTACCTCTTGCTTGCGTGGGGTGACGACCCGGAGCAAGCGGCCGATGTCGCCACCGAGAACCTCTTCCTCGCCGCTCGTGATGCCGGGATCACCGTTCTCGACCTCACCGCTGCGCTGTACGAGATCACGGCAGCCGACGAAGAGAACGAAGAAGAGCCTGAGGGAGAGGGCGACGACGAGCCGGGTGGCTCCACGAACGACGAACCTGTCGATGAGTCCGCCGATGAGCTTCCGGAGCTGACCGCAGAACCCCAGGAGCTGGCGGCGGCCGACGAGGCACAGGCCACGGTCCGGTCGCCGGAACCGAACGAGCAAGACGAGTCGGACATCCCGGATCTGGTCACGACGCTGTCCTTTGTGTATCTGGCGCTGTCCAACATCGATTGGGCACTCTCCGCACAGAGGATGGAGCGCGTACGGTTCGGTCCGCTCACCTTGGCGGTCCGGCATCACCTGCGCGTGCTGCTGAAGGACGATTTGCCGAACACGCTCGACAAGCTGGACGCAATGATCGCGGAGAGCCGGGCGTCCAAGGTTCGCGGCAAGCCGCGCAACACCGCCGACGATGAGGTCAGCGTCCTGATCGACGAGAGCAAGCAAACGGTCCGGCTGGCAGGGCGCGGTCGTCCCCGTCGTGGCGAGGTTCAGAAGAAGATGAAGCGCTACGAATTCGAACGCCTCGCTCGCGAGTGGGGGAGCTGAAACAAAGCCGCCCACCGGGCATGGAAAAAACCCGGTGGGCGGCGGACACCACCATCCACGCACCCAAGAGAGGGCAGGAGAAAGGGAGCACGGGGAAGGGAACCCGGCCCACACAAAAAGGATGACACATATCTGCCCTCTATACAAACGCGGTAGTTAATAGGCGGCGAATTGGCCATCGAAATCATCTCCGAAGTGTGGGAGAAAGCCCCTCAGGACATCAAGGGCGTCACGCTCCTGGTGCTGTTGAGGCTGGCGAACAGCGCGGGCGCGGATCACCGGATGACCTGGGTCGGTGTGGATCGTATCGCCCGCGAAGTCCGGGCGTCGAAACGAGCCGTGTACGACGCGCTGAACCGGCTTGAGGAACGAGGGATCATCCAGACGGTGGCGGACGAGGATATCCCTGCCTCAGCTGGGCGATACGAGGCCGTTGTCCGCTACATCACCCCATCGGAGAACTGGACGGCGAGCACTGCCGACGTATCAACTAGTGCAGATTCTGCAGCTGTTGATACGTCTCCTGATCTGTGTTGGGATGTATCAACTCAGAGACCAGTAGTAACTAGTGAAAAATCTGCACCCAAGACGTCAATAAAGAACTCTCCTACGGAGAGTTCTAAGAGAAGCTATATCCCTACGGGATATAGCGCCCACGCGCCAAGGGCGCGCGGGCGTTGGCGGACGCTGGAACCAGACCCCTACAACCCGCAGGAGGTTCTGTTCGGAGACGAGGACCTGCCCACGGTTCCGGCACGTAAGAGGGGAGAGCCCCATCCTGACAGCGGGATGGGTCTGGCTCTCGCGTTCGTGCGGGAGCTACAGCAGCACGCCCCTGATCTCCGTCGGGGGATCGACGTCGCCGACAGGGTCAAGCTCGCCGCCACCTTCAACCGGTGGAAGACCAATGGCACCAGCCCTGACACCATCCGGGCGATGATCCGGGCCTACGCCACCGTGCCCGGCTACCGGTCCGACGGACCGCCGCCGTGGCGCGACTTCCTGGCCAAGCGCACCTTGCTCCTGAGTCACGTCGAAAAGACGCAGCGTGACCGCCTCATGGACCCCGAAACCTACCGGCCTGAGGACTGGATGTCCGAATCCGAGCCGTGGCTCGACGAAAACGGTGAGTTCGACGAAGCCAGGTGGCGCGCCGAAATGCTTGCCGAATTCCGGAGGAAGAAGCGGTGATGACCGAGCGCACCATCAGCAGCCTGCCCGTTGCGTCCGGCGAGCCGGATTATCGGAGAAATCTCGCCCAGCGTGGTTTTCCGGCCAAGCACCTTGCCCGGGGCCTGAACACCTGGAAACCGTATAACGCCCCCTCAGAACGCGCCAGAGACGTTTGCACGGCCTTTGTGCAGGATTGGGTCAACCGTGTGAAGATCGGCCCTGACGATGCTCGTGAGCGCCTGGGAAAGGGCATTTTGCTCTGTGGGCCGCCCAGTACGGGGAAGACAGCTCTCGCGTGTGCCGTCGCCTACGAGATCCGCCGCCGTGGCGTTGGCGTCAGGTTCATCACGGCCGCGAATTTCGTTGCCGCGCTCGCTGAGGAGAACAAGTTGCGCGTTCAGGCCGATCGCGGGGAGCCGCGAGCCGTCGATCTGTTCTGGAGCATCAAAAACCTAATCGGCCAGATCAACCGGGTTCCGCTGCTGGTTCTGGACGATCTCGGACACGAGCACAGGACCGCTTCGGATATGGCACGGGACGAAATTCAGAGACTTCTCAGGAACCGCCACGCCGCCGCGAAGCCGACCATTGTGACCAGCAATTTCGCGCCTGAGGTTTGGCGCGAGCTGTACGGCACTGCGATGGCCGAATTCGCCTTCGAGGCATTCGACATCGTCACGCTTGGAGGAAAGGGGCTGCGCCGTGACCGCTGATTCCTACGTCCGGTTCTTCATGCGCAATGCCCTGATTCCGATCGACACACAACCTGATGTGTGCATAGAGGCAATCAACCGGATGGAACGGCTGATGGTCGCTGAGGCGTGGGATCAGGGTTTTTGGTTCAAGGAAACCTATCTGTTCGTCATCGATCGCGGTGTCGACGGAACGGAATACGCCGTTTATGGCCTTGGTTTCCCGCGTACGCGGATNCTTTTGCTCGTTGATGCTGTGGAGTATGACGATGGAGCGTGGTGATATCAGCAATCAGCTGTATCCCCGGCTCCTGGTCGAGTGGGAGAACCTTCTTGGGATTCCTCCGCACCATGTTAAGTTCTGGAAAGACCCGTATCGCGTGCGCCGCAAATTCGGGTTGGGCAAAGATCCGCTGTCACGCTGGCAGCTGAATGAGCTGGTGGCGACAGCGATCACCAACCGGTCGTGGCTGGACAACCAGGAATACGAGGTGATCACGTTAGGCCCACCGGATTTTGCCGAAGCGCTGGCTGAGTACCTGGACCGGAAATCTGTACCGATCCGCAGAGTGTGGAGCTATGAGCCTGATGTCCTGGGCCGTCAGCTCATTACCATGCCTTATGTGGCGGCCGTGTACACGACCAACCCTCAGCACGCCTTGAAATACGGGCGATGGGGGCGTCTCGTCACTCCTGAGAACGTCAGGCAGATTGGGTATTTCTAAATGGACGTCGAAAACCTGCTGATCTCGCGTGTGGTGGCTGACGGCAAGCTCGGTCCGGCCGCGTGCATTACTCCGGATTGGTTTTCTGATCCTGCGTCTGCCCGAGTTTGGACGCTCATCCTGGAGCACACCAGTAAGTACGGCAAGGTGCCCAGCGTCGCCGCCGTGAAGGCGGATTATCCGACCTACAAATTGGTGCAGAGTCCGGAAGGGCTGGAGTACCTCACCGATCGGATGGTTCGGAACCGGTCTCTTGCGTTGCTCGAACGTGGGATCACGGAGGCCGCCCAACTCCATTTGGACGGGGACCTTGATCGGGTGATCGCCCGGCTGCACACGGCGCTTGCCGACGTGGCCAGGATGACGCCAACCGATCATGACATCAATCTGGCGACCAACGCAGACGAGCGTATGGAGCACTATCGCCAGCTGGCCAAGCTCGACGGTCGTCTGCGGGGGATTCCGTCGGGCTTCCCTGCGATCGATAACGCGCTGTCCGGTTTTGAGGCAGGTCAGCTGATCACCTTCGTCGGGCCGCCGAAGGTGGGGAAGAGCACGTCGCTTCTGCTCATGGCCAAGGCCGCCAACGAAAGCGGTTACTCGCCGCTTTTTGTCGGCTTCGAGATGTCGAACACCGAGCAATTCGAGCGGCTCGACTCCATCCGGGCTGGAGTTTCCCATACGCGTCTGAGGAACGGAACGCTTACCAAAACCGAGCTGGCCAAGCTCGAAAGGGCCGTGAACCAGGCCAAGCTCTTGCCGGACTTCTACCTCACCCAGGACACGTTTTCGGTTCTCACCGTCACCGGTCTGCGAACCAAAGTTGAGAGCCTCAAACCGGACATCGTCTATATCGACGGTGCCTATATGATGGACGACGAATACGGGGAGAAGAAAGGAAGTCCGCAGGCACTCACCAATATCACACGGGCATTGAAGAGACTCGCCCAGCAACTTCAGATTCCGATCGTCGTTACCACGCAGGCGCTTGAATCGAAGATGAACGGGCGTGTGTTGACGCCGTATTCGGTCGGCTACACCAGTTCTTTCGTGCAGGACTCCGACGCTGTTTTTGGCGCGGAGCGCACAGAAGATCCGCACATCGTCAAGATCAAGCTCATGCTCGCGCGAAACGCGCTTCCGTGCGAGGCGTACTACTCATGGTATTGGGACCCTCCGCTTTTTGCGGAACTTCCCTATGATCCTTCGGGCGAAGAAGACGGAGACGACTTCGGATACCTCCGAGAAGAAGCCTTTTCGTTCGCATCCTGACCACGGCGGTTGTGCTTATTGCGGTCGCCGGGACATCCAGCTGAAGAAGGACGGGACGCTGAACTTTCACACCATTCCCGGACGGGATTGGCGGCATCCGCTGGGAAACCGCTGTCCGGGATGGGGGAAGCTTCCCAGGGAGCTGGAGGATGAGAAGACGGGTTAGGTCAGGCTGGAAGGCTGTTCCGAAGAACGCTGACGTAATCCCCGGCGATATTCTCGGGGCCGTACACAAGCTTGGAATCCGGGTCTACCGTGTTGACGACTCAGGAGAGATCAACTGCTGGTGCCCGGCTCATCTGGAACGGCTGGGCCGGGTCGACCGAAGACCGAGTTTCAGCGTTAACGCGCGAACGGGTCTGTTCAATTGCTGGTCGTGCCAGTTCTCCGGCAGGTTCGTCGACTTGGTCGCCTACATGCTCCATGCATCGGAGGATGAGGCGGTCGCGTGGATTCAGCGCCAGGGGACCATCCAGGTTGTCGAACGCCTGTTCGCAAAAACAGAGAGGGAATCCGAGCGGACCGAGGAAATCACCGAAGCATCACTCGCCTTGTTCGTACCACCGCCCCGGTGGGCATTGCGTCGGCGGGGGCTGACGGCTGACGCCTGTGAGCACTACGGCGTGCTGTGGGACCCAGACCGCCAGCTTTGGATCATCCCTGTCCGAGACGAGAACGGGACGCTGCTCGGATGGCAAGAAAAAGCCGAGGACTATCGGTATTTCAGTAACTATCCGAAGACGCTGAAAAAGAGCCGTTGTCTGTTCGGCCTGGAGACCGTGCCCAAGGGGATTACGCGGATGTTCCTTCTGGAGTCCCCGCTTGATCCCGTGCGGATGTACTCTCTCGGATACACAGGCGCGGTGTCCTCATTCGGCGCGAGCGTCTCCGACAGGCAAATGCAGCTGATAAAAGAGCGGACAGATTGCCTTGTGTCCCTCATGGATGACGACGCACCCGGACGGCAAGCCCGGGACAAGCTGTATCGAAAATACATGGGAAGTGGTCTGAGAATCGCTGTTCCCGACTACCGCAGAATCCCGGACTTGGAGGGTAAGGACGTCGGTGACATGACGGCTCGCCAAATCCGTGTCATGGTAGACACCGTTGTTCCGGCAACACTTCTTCCCTGGCTTAGGGCGCGGGAATAACCAAAGTTGGTACACCACGTTCCTGGTGGACGTGGTAATGAAGGTGCCGCTTTATCCCTACCAGGAGCCAGCGGTCGACAAGCTGATCGAACGCGGGAACTTCTTGCTCGCGTTCGATATGGGTCTGGGAAAGACCATCACGGCAATCGCGGCGGCCGAGGAACTGCTCGGACTCGGCAAGGTTGACCAGGTACTGGTCCTGTGTCCTGCCGGACTGAGATGGCAGTGGGCCGCCGCTATCGCCAGATTCACCGATGTTGCGACCGAGGAGATCAGGGCTGGTGAGGACTACCTCATTGTGCCTGAGGAACGGTATTGCATCGTCGTTGACGGGGGACCGGAAAAGCGTCGGCGCGCATACGAGAGGATCGGAGAGCTTAAGCCTCAGTATGTGATCGCTGGATACCAGACTGTAGCTACGGACAGAATGGTTTTTCGGCGGATGCGCCCGGGGCTGATCATCGCGGATGAAATGACTGTGATTAAGAACCCAGCCGCCCGGGTTACCAAGGCGGTACGGAAGCTCAACGCACCCTATCGTCTGGGGCTGACCGGGACACCGATCGAAAACAAGCTGGAGGAGCTTTTCCAGCTTTACCGCTGGCTGGATCCCGAATTGCTCGGAGGTGAGGCAGCCTTTGATCGCGCCTACATCATTCGCGACTACTGGGGAAACGTAAAAGGATACAGGAACACACACGTCTTGCACGAAAAAATCGCGCCCGCGATGTTGCGGTTGAGGGCCGACGATCCCCAGGTCGCGCCCTATATGCCTACGCCGCACCGGGAGCGGTGGGCCGTAACGATGGACGAGCGTACGGCGGCCGTCTACCGGGCGATTATGAAGGACCTAGCAGTCGAGCTGGAACAGCTCCCGCCTCGCGAGCGCTTCGACGTGCTTTCGCACTACAGCGGGGATCGGCCGGACGAGCGAACCCCGGCAGGTAGGGTCATGGCGGTACACCTCGCCGCGCAGATGCTGCTGACACATCCGCCGCTTCTGGAGAGCAGCCCGTCGGCGTATGCTCGTCGGCTCGTGGCGTCCGGCGCGCTCACTGACCTTCCCGAGTCAGCCAAGATCACCATGCTCCGTGATGGTCTCGCCCGGATCTTCGCGGGCGACGGCGCGGCGAAGGTCATCGTCGTCACCCGGTTCCGGGCACTGTTGTCCTACCTCGCTACCGAGCTTCGCGATTACGGTGTCGTGACCTACCACGGCGGGATGAACGCAGCAACCCGACAAGCTGCTGTGAATCATTTTCACAACGATCCGTCTCTCAGAGTCTTCCTTATGTCTCACGCTGGTGCGTACGGCGTGGATCTCCCCATCGCTAATTGGTTGCTCAACCTCGATCCGGCACGGAGCGCCGGACAGAAGGCGCAGATCGACGCCCGGCACGTGCGCGCCAGCTCCGAGCATAAGAAGGTCACCGTCGTTGACCTGATCACCGAAGGCACGATCGAAGAACGTACGTACGCCCGCCTTGACCTGCGGAGACGCGTGGCGCGAGCGGTGGTGGACGGCGGTGCCGACAACGGTGGTCTGATCGCGGACGATGTGACCAGCCTGAGCGAGCATGTTCGGCAGGTCCTCGCCGCGTGACGCGATGGGAGCGCTCCCATGACCACCTAACTCGAACATTGTGGTCTTTACGTGTCGTAGACCTTACATACCAACTCAGATCTAAAGAGTCCTTCCGTTTCGGGCACTATCTAGTTGAAGTCGGAGCATAGCGGGAGTAAAGTCTTTCCCCCTTTGGGGGGCGTACCAACTACTGACGGAAGGACGTCCCTGGATGCGCCGTGCTCGTCGCCCTCGTCGTGTTCGCGTGCGTAGGACACGCGTCACGCCCGTGTCGTCGGTTGCGGTACCAGAGGATGCCGAGCGTCTTTTCCGTCAGCTTTTGCACCTTGAGCAGCTGGTCGAGCGCAAGGAAATGATCCGTAAACAGCTGCTCAAAATCGCCGAAGAAATCGGCGAGATTGATGATCGCGGCTCGCAATCGGTGGAGCTGACCACTCCATTAATTGTGGGTAAGGCGACATATCGAGGATTTGTTAGACGTCGGAAGGTGAGCACCACGCTCGACGTCGACAAAGTCCGAAAGTTGGCTGAGGAGAAGGGAATTAGCCATCTCGTTTTCCGGCAGGTCGTAATCGAGGAGCTTGACCAGGATGAGCTTTACGCCTGCCAGCAGAGAGGGCTGATTTCTGAGGCCGACTTGGAAGCCTGCATCAGCACCCACATCAGTTACGCCCTGGAGAAACTGAAGTGACTTCCACTACCACGCTCCCCTGGAAGACCAAGCCGCGCTCCAATAGCGAGGGACGTGACCTTCTCGCCGGGCTGAAGCCCCGGTACTACCGGGTGAACGGCGAGCGGTGCGAATTCTTCACTCTTGGTCAGCTCGCCAAGGCCCTTAACCGGGAGGCGGTGACCATCCGCAAGTGGGAGCGTGAGGGCATCCTGCCCAAGCCGACGCATCGCGCCAAGGGCAAGGATGTCAGGGGTTCGCGCCGCCTTTACACGCGCTCACAAGTCGTGGGCCTCGTTAGGATCGCCATCGAAGAGGGGGTTTTCTATCCCCACCAGCGTCCGATTCGTGAGTCGAATTTCGCGGTTCGGGCGCACAAGTTGTTTGCTGCGCTTCGCAAAGGAGAGGCGATCGCCGCGTGAAAGTAAGCCGAACGATCACGCATCATGTGAATACCGGGCCGTACGAATTCCGGGAAGATTCAATAACGGTCGAGCTGACCGATGAGGACTACCCGGGAAAGTCGGCCGAAGAACTCCTTGATATCGCTGAGGAACTGATCGTTGATCAATTCCGGCCGATTCTCAAGAAGGTCGCGAGATACGCAGACACTGATAGTTATGTGCATTGTGTCAAGTAGGTGATAACTGATGGTACGCCCTGTGCGTCGCTCCCGGCGCGATGAGGATGATGAGCTGTACGACTCTGGTGTTTCCCCCCTGGACGAGGATGACGACGACGAGGATGAGGGCGACGAGCGTCCTGTTCGCCGTTCCTCGCATCGTCGCCCGCCGAACCATCAGGATTCTCGCCGTCCCGGGACCATTCGCCGTACCGGCCGGGTCAGCAAGGGGTGGGAGGCCGTCGAGAAGGTTGCCGCCGACCTTGGCGGCGCGCAGTACCTGAAGATCGACGATGGTGACAGCGTCATCGTGAAGTTTCTGCAGCCGGACCCGTTTGCGGTGTTCCATGCCCATTGGGTCAACGGCCGCACGTACACCGGGCTGGACGATGACTGCCCTCTGTGCAGCGCTGGCGACCGCCCGAAGACGTACATCCTTTTCAACGTCCTGGACGTCGCCAGCAGGAAGGTTCTGGTCTGGCGCACTGGTGTGCGCTCTGCGCAGACCCTCGCGGCGTTCGCCCAGAAGCGGCGGACCGCTCCTATCGACCGCGACGACTTGTATTGGGAGATCCAGCGAACCGGCAAGGGTACTAAGACCCAGTACCAGATCGTCCCGGTCCCGGCCGACGCGGTCGAGGACGAGGGCCTTGGCCTTGTTGATCCCGGTGAGCTGGCAAAGCTTCGTGACCAGGTCTACGACGAGGCGATCCTCTTCTTCAACACGCGTGAAGAGCTTGAGGACCTCGTCGACGAGCTGACCGCCTGATCTTCCCCAACGGCCCGCACGCTTGTGCCTGACCACCACTGGCGTGCGGGCCGTGCATACACCACACCACAACGGGGGAATGGTGGCCTACAGCCGGAACATCGTGCTCAGCGTCGAGCATCTTGACGCGGTACTGCGTCACTTCCTGAGGTACGACGCTTTCGCATTCGACGTCGAAACCGTCGGTCCTTACCGGAGCATCCCAGCTCACAACACCGTCACATGGCTGTCGCTTGCCACGCATGGACTGGCAGTCACTATCCCGATGGGACATGAGCGGGGTGACCGCATCGTCGGCACGCGAAAAGAGCCGCGCCTGACGAAGACCGGGAAGCTCCAAAACCGCACGGTCCAAATCTGGTCTAAGGCTCCTGAGCAGCTTCGTCCCTCCCAGGTTTTTGAGATCCTCGACCCTTTGTTTTCGTCGGACCGCGTGAAGGTCGCGCACAACGCCCCTTTTGACATTGGATCGGTGACCAAATACCGGGACGGAAACCGGCCTGCCGAGCCGTACTACGACACCCAGATTGCCTCTGCACTGATCGACGAAAACCAGCAGAAGAGTCTGAAGGCTCAGGTCAATCGCATCTGGGGCGTCGACTACGACCAGGAGGAGATCGGTAAGAACGGAGTTGACAACTTTCCGTTCTCCAAAGTGGCCAGATATTCCTATCTGGACAGCCTTTTCACGTGGCTGCTATATCGCCGGTTTGATCCTCTCATCGACCGGTTGGGAATCCGGAGTCTTTGCGACCTTGAGATGACCAACCTCTCTGGGATCATCGATATGATGTTGCACGGCGCTCCGGTTGACGGCTCGGTCCTTGAGGAGTTCGGCAGGGAACTGCGGGAACGCAAAGTCGNTATTCAGACCGAAATCTATAAGCGCGCTGGCCGTGTGTTCAATCTGAATTCTCCCAAGCAAAAGGTCGAGGTTCTNTANCTTCCGAGAAGCAAAGGGGGACAGGGCCTCAAGCCGCAGAAACTTACCAAGGGAGGTCTTAAGAAGAAGCGAAACGGCCAGGAGATCACGCTGTACGACTACTCGACGGATTCGGACGCCCTCGAACCGTACGCAAATAATCCTGTTGTTGCGAAGATATTGGAGTACCAGGCCGTCGACAAGCTGATCGGCACCTATGTCGACGGGATTCTTGGCGTGGAAGGGGACCCGGACAAGCCACGCATCCTCATTGATGGGCGGGTTCACGGCAGCTTCAACCCCGTCGGCGCACGCACCGGGCGCTTTTCGTCGTCCGGACCGAACCTGCAGAACATCCCCTCTCGCACCGAGGATGGCAAGCGCATCAGGAGCGCCTATTGTGCCGACGTCGGTTACGTGTTCGTCGTCTTCGACTACTCGCAAATTGAGCTGGTAATTCTTGCGCACTTTATCGGTAAGGGAGCGTTGCACGAGGGCTTCCTGAACGGAGTCGATCCCCACACCATGACGGCGTCTTTGGTGTTCGGTGTCAATGTCGAGGAAGTCACCAAGGAAATGAGGTCAGTGGCCAAGGGTCTCAATTTCGCCATTGTTTACGGGGCTGGTCCTGCAAAGGTCGCGGACATGGCTGGAATCCCGGTTTCCGAGGCCAAGCAGCATATGACCACGCATCGGCGGATGTTCCCGGAGATCTATCGCTACCGGTCGTACGTCATCGAGACCGCCCGTCGCCAGCGTCCGCCGCACGTGCGCACGCTGCTCGGTCGCTATCGGCGTCTCCCGGAATTGCTCTCCTCGAACGACGAGGTCCGCGCCAAGGCGGAGCGGCAGGCTTTTAACGCGCATATTCAGGGGTCCGGTGGCGACCTTATGAAACTGGCTATGGTCCGGTTGCGTAAGCGGTTACCGGAAGGGGCGACAATGATTCTGACCGTGCACGACGAAATCGTCGTTCATTCGCCTAAGGAAATCGCCGAACGTGTCGCTGAGGCAGTGCGGGAGGCCGCAATCGGCGAGGAAATTCAGCGACTCTTTCGTGTACCGGTCACCGGGGAGCTGTCGATTGTCGAGCGCTGGAGTGATGCGAAGTGACGCCAGAGGAAGAACAGGAGTATGTAACGACCCGGCTCCGACAGAACGTGGTCATGGACCTTTGCCGGGGGACAAACCCTGTTCCGATCATGCTGCGAGCTGGGCTGGTGCCTCCAAGCTCCGAAGGGCTGAAACTCGCGGCAGCGGAGAGCATGCGTCGGTTTGCGATGGTCATGCCGTTGTCGCATGAGGTCGACAGGCTATCTGCCATTGTTTCCGAAATGCTGATCCACATTATTCTTAATGAAGACGGTGAGCAAGCGCCGCCGGAACTGCTAAAAGAGGCAGAAAAGCAGACGGCGACGATGATCAAAATTGGCACGCTAATTACGATCGCACATCTGCTCGAAGCCGATATTCTGCATTACTCGGAAAGGCTGGGGATATGAGCGAGTTTTGGGCGCAGAAACTAGCGGAGTTGCGCGGAGGAAGGCCCGTTGTCGCCCAGCCGTCTCCTGTGTCCAAGCACCGTCCCTGGTGGGAGCAGGAACGAGAGGAACAGCCTCAGCAGCAGTTCGATCGGCCGATCCGGATACCCAAGGGGCTCAGGTCGGCCCATTTGAACGAAACATGCCCAGGCTGCGGATCGCGCAACTACATGCAACCTCCGAACTCTAATGCGCGGAAACGCTGCTACGACTGCGGGTTCCCGATTTTCCAGACGGGGAGCGACGCAGGTTTGCCGTCGGACGCCAGCGTTCCCGCTACGCCTGCCAGGCAGATTCACGACGGAAGCAGCAACTACAACCCGCGTCACATCGTGGCCAGGGTCGCATAACTGACAGGCTTTTCACCCCGTAAGGACAGACCCTTGAGTGTTCTCGCCCCTGACGGGTCTCTTCAGGACCCCTACAGTCAGTTCATCGCTCTTTCCCGCTACGCGCGTTACGTCGACGAAAAGAACCGGCGGGAGAAGTGGACGGAGTCCGTCGAGCGCTACCTTGATTTCATGGTCGCGCACCTGAAGCGCAAGCATGGGTACGTGCCCGATCCTCAGCTCGTTCAGGAGCTTTTTCACGCCATCAGCAATCTTGAGGTCATGCCGTCAATGCGCGCGCTCATGACCGCCGGTAAGGCGCTGGAGCTGTCCAACGTGGCCGGATACAATTGTTCGTATTTGCCCATTGACAGTCTGGCGGCGTTCTCTGAGATCCTGTATATCCTGATGAACGGCACTGGAGTTGGGTATTCCGTTGAGCGGCGATATGTCGATCAGTTGCCGCCGGTTGCCGAGACCCGTCAGGTGACGAACATTCCGAATATCATTGTCGGTGATTCCAAACTGGGATGGGCGACTGCGTATCGCGCTTTGATCAGTTATCTGTGGGAGTACGGTGTCACACCGACGTACGACCTGTCCCAGATTCGTCCGGCCGGTTCCCGCCTTCGTACGTTCGGCGGTCGCGCCAGCGGTCCTGAACCCCTTCGCCAACTGTTTGAGTACACCATCGAGGTACTGAATAACGCTCGCGGCAGGAAATTGCGGCCCATTGAGGTTCATGACCTCGCCTGCAAGATCGCCAGCGTGGTTGTCGTCGGCGGCGTTCGCCGCTCAGCGATGATCGCGCTCAGTGATCTGGGTGACGAGGAGATGGCGACTGCAAAATCGGGGGACTGGTACAACACCCATCCCCACCGGGCACTAGCCAACATTTCGGCCGTGTACACGGATTCCGTCTCTCGCGAGCAGTTCGACCGGGAATGGAACATCCTCGTCGAGAGTGGTTCCGGGGAGCGTGGCATATTCAATCGCTCTGCTGCTCAGCGTCAGGCCGCGCGAAACGGGCTCAGGGACAGCGCAACCGATTACGGAACTAATCCCTGTGGGGAAATTCAGCTCCGGCCCATGTCATTCTGCAACCTCACCGAGGTCATTGTCCGACCGACGGACTCCCTTCTTGAGCTTCGTCGTAAGGTACAGCTTGCGACGATTCTGGGGACGTGGCAGAGCACCCTTACTGATTTTCCGTTCCTGCGTCCCCAGTGGCGGCGCAATGCCGAAGAGGAACGCCTGCTTGGTGTCAGCCTGACCGGGATATATGACCATCCGCAGCTGTCGGCTATCTCGGAAGTCACTGAGGAATGGCTTGGCATGCTAGTGACGCAGGCCCGCGCGACCAACGCGCTTGAGGCCACCCGGATTGGAATCCCCGTCAGCGCCGCCATCACCTGCATCAAGCCGTCAGGGACTGTGAGCCAGCTCGCGAGGTGCGCATCTGGCATCCACCCCTGGCACGCTCAGTACTACATCCGCCGTGTCAGGGCCGACAAGAAGGACCCCCTCGCTCGGCTCATGGCGGACAGCGGGGTTCCGGCTGAACCGGACCGCACCGCTCCTGATACGACATGGGTCTTCTCGTTTCCCATCGCCGCTCCCATGGGCGCGAAGACCCGGGCTGACCTGACTGCCATCGACCACCTGGAGCACTGGTTGCTCTTCCGGCGCTCCTGGTGCGAGCACAATCCGTCGGTGACGGTCAGCGTGCGCCGTGACGAGTGGGACAAGGTTCGCGAATGGGTCTGGGACNACCTTCGCGATATCACCGGAGTGACGTTCCTCCCGTACGCCGACGAAGACCATGTCTACGCCCAGGCCCCTTATCAGGAGATCGACCAGGAGACCTACGAGAGACTGGTCTCGGAATTCCCTGTCGTCAGGTGGGAGGACCTTCCCTTTTACGAGCATGAGGACGCCACGCTGGGGAGCCAGGAATTGGCGTGTGTGGCGGGGATGTGTGACGTCGTCGACCTGACGATGGCGGCGTAACCAAATCGATACCGAACTTTTTTGCCCATCGAGTTGATACGTCGGTTGAGGCCATGCGGAGAAACACCTAATCTCTGTCCGCATGGCCTCACGTATCAACAAGGGGAAACGTGACACCAGAGACCCTTGCATTGGTCCGCCAGATCAATAAGAAACTCGGTGAGGGTACGCTCGTAACCGGTTCGGAAATGGCGGTAACCGGTCGGATCACCAGCGGTTCCCTGGGTCTGGACATCATTCTTGGCGGTGGGGGATGGCCGGTTAATCAATGGCATGAGATCATCGGCCGCGAAAGCCATGGAAAGACTGCCATTGCCTTCAAGACCGTCGCCGCCAATCAGGCTAAGGACCCCAATTTCACCACTCTGTGGGTCGCCGCAGAGAAATACGACACTGGGCAGGCGGAGGCCATCGGCGTCGACAACTCGCGTGTTGTTGTCCTGTCGACGCAGGACATGGAACTAGCCTACGAGACAATGCTGCAGTTCGCAGAGCAGCGCGCGTGCGACCTCATCGTTCTGGACTCTTATCCTGCGTTGATCCCCGCCGAGGAGGCGGAAAAGGCGATGGACGAGTCCGTCATGGCCGTTGGCGCGCGGCTCACGGGGAAGTTTTTCCGCAAGGCCGGAAAAGCGACACGACGCAGCCTGACGGGGGAGGATCGGCCGATAACTGGCCTGATCATCAATCAGTGGAGAGACGCCATCGGCGTTTTCTCCCCGCAGGGGACCGCACAGACTACGCCTGGTGGAAACGCAAAGAATTATTTTTACTACACCCGGGTCGAAGTCAAGAGGGATGAATTCATTGACGAGACCCGGCCCGGCCACGGGAAAGCACGCGTCGGACAGGTCATAAAATTCCGTACCATCAAGAACAAGTCCGCGCCGCCCCAGCAGGTGTCGACGGTCGATTTCTACTTCCGAGACGCGCCGTTCCTCGGTTTCACGCGAGGGGAATTCGACACCGCAAAGGAAATCCTCACCTATGCGGTGCTGTATGGGATCATTCAGCGTCGCGGTGCCTACTACATCCTGGATGACAACAGGTGGCAGGGAAAGGACGCGACGCTTGAATATCTCCGCTCCGATCCTGGCCTACAGGATCGGTTGATTTCCGAGATCCTGGATCAGTCGGCGCGCCCCGACCGGGAGCACTACAGTCGGGAGGCCGCGTGACCGAAGAGCGGATACGAGAGATGGAGGATGTCGCACGCTTTGTTTTCCTTTTTATCTTCCTCGCTGTGGTGCTGTTTTCGGCGAACGATCAGCTTATTGAGCTGAAAGCCTTCTTGATCGGCGTGTGGTTCGGCGGATTCATCCGCGTGATCATCCGTGCCGCACTGATCCTGATGTCGGGAAAGAGAACGGGAACAGATGAGATCAGCAATCGTCGGTAGCGCGCTACTCGTCGCCGCGCTTGCCCTGACGGGGTGCTCTGAGAGTCAGGACGAGAACGGCTTGGGCGATGCGCCGATTTCCACATGGGACCCGCATCCTGCGGAGATCGTCAATATGCCGGACGATTACGGGAACCTGGCCGTCAAGTGTCACCGTGGCAATCTCCTCTATGTCACGACTCACCGATATCGGTACGCATCGAACATCTGGGTTCTGCCCGACCATCCGTCCTGCAAGACAGCCGGATAAGCGTCATGGAGATAATCGCCGCTCTCATCACCACAGTCGTTTCCTTGGTGGTGTTCTCATATCTCAGTACCTGGAGCGGTGATGAGCGCTGAGATCATAGCGGCGATCGGCTTCGTTATTACGGCCATCATCATCGACGAGCTATTCCGACACCAGCGAGATAGGAAACAGGGGAAGGGAAATCATGGGAGCTAAGGCAGAGATCGACTTTCAGCTTCGTGACTTCCTTGGACGTGTCATCACCGTCCCGTCGCTCGTTCTCTACTGCGGACACTACGGCGAAATGGTCCTTGGTCGTCTGGTCGAGGTGTCAATATCCGAGCGTTTCGGTCTGCAGCCGAAGGTCCGCATGTGGGTGATCCCCATTAAGCGGTCGATTGGACCGGACGGATACTGCGCCGAACGCCATCGCCCGGTCCTTATCACCAACTGGCGGAATCTCGTCTGCGTGTCGTCGGAGGCGCTGTGATGATCGTCAAGGTTCGCGTTATGTCGGAACTCGGATCGCTGACGTATGCGGTTCGCGAGTTTACCGCGAATCGTTTCAAGATTGATCGTGGGAGCCTGTCGTTGTACAACGATGAGGTTCGCGTCATCTCTTTCGCTCCCGGCTACTGGCTGGCGTTCTGGCACGAAGACGCTGAGCACCCGTGCGAGGACCACGAGAGTTAGGGGATGATGGACCGCCGCATTCGAGCGTCCCGACACCAGGAATCTCGTGGTGCAGCGCTTTACGGAGGAACCAGGAATTCCGGTTCAGGAAACGGACCTTGGCGAAAGGGTGACGTTCGGACCCCAACTGAGCTATGGGAGTTCAAGCGTACCGACAAGCGTCAGTACACGCTACGGCTCGACGAGCTGCTGATTGCGGAACGGAACGCCCTGGTTGAGGGACGCTCGATGCGCTTTGGAATAGAAATCGCAGGCCATCACTACGTCGTTCTTTCCGAAGAGGACTTTTTGGAGCTACGGGGAACCGCGTAGTGGTACTCAAGCCAAGAATCAACGCTCCTGATTGGACTGCTGGAGGGAACCAGGAGAAGGCAGCGAAATGTATTCGCTTCCCACCGGACCGGGATTCGGGTTATGACCCCTGGTTCGACCCAGAGTTCGAACAGGACTGTCTCGATGTCTGTAACGGCACCTGGGACGGCAAAGTGTGTCCCATGCGCCAGGAATGCCTAGAGTTTTCGATCATCAATAACGAGGCATTTGGCGTCTGGGGTGGCCTGCCGCCACACGATCGAAAGGAAATCCGGAAAGCCCGCCGGAAAGACCCATATATGGAGATCAAATGGTTCCCGCCGACGCCCCGGCTACCAGAGCTGTGCGAAGAGGACTACCTCGACCCCGAGGAGCTGGACGACCTGGACGAATTGCTCGTCTGAGCGGGCGTTTGGCCGATTTTGCTGAGGCGAAGCGTCTTGGCGGGATCATCGGGGATGTTCGGCTGCATCTGCTCCGGAGGGCCGATCAGGAGAACACGCGGCGGCAAGATGTCATTCACCCATCGGAAATGGCGTCTCCTGACTGGTGTCCTCGGCGGACGTATTACCGCATAAAGGCTGTCCGTACCGGACAGGAATGGACTCCTCCTAAGCACGCTGCCGGGACCCTCGCCATCTTCGAGGAAGGGCATTTCATCCACCGCAAATGGCAGGGATGGTTGCGGGAGATGGGCGTCCTTAGGGGGCGCTGGGACTGCCGGGCGTGTGGGCGCAGGGGAGTCAACTACGGATTCGATCCCGGCGCATGTCCCGCGTGCGGGAGCGCGGTTGGTGTCGAATACGGAGAGGTCCCGCTGAACGCGGTCGACGAGCTGCTCATTTCCGGCAGCTCCGACGGATGGGTCGGGAACTCCTTGATCGAAATTAAGGGGATCGCGACAGGAACCTTGCGGATCGAGGCCCCGGATTTGCTGCGGGAGCACACGCACAGGACAATCGACGGAAAAGAGCTGGTCGATATCAATGGCCTATGGGAGGCCATGGCTCATCCGCTCCCGTCGCATATCCGGCAGGGACAGATATACCTCTACCTTGCCAAATATCTGGATCTGCCCGTCGACTCGATCACCTACATTTACGAATGTAAGGTAAATCAACAGGTCAGAGAATTCACCGTCAGGCCGGTTGAGCGCCTGGTCCGACCGCTGCTGGACAAGGCACAAGCCATTGCCGACGCCATATACGAGCCGACCGAACATCCTCCGCCCGAGCGAGCGTTCAACGACCCGGACAAACGCCCGTGCAAGGGATGCGAATTCGCAGGGAAGTGCTATGCGCAGGATCCGGCGATCACAAAACCCCCGTCTTGCGGCGCGAGAGGCGCAACTCGAACAGAGAGCAGAGGAGAGGATCGCCAGCCTGCACGCGCCACCGCCACCGCCCTCAGACAGCCCGCCGATGCTCCCCCGGGACATCACGGAGTTGGACGACCGGGCGCTGATGGCGCTCTTCGGGGAGCTGACGGCGTGGGCGTCGCACTACGCCGGACAGCTGGCGGAAGCGGAAGCACGCGAGGAACTCGCCGAATCCGTGTTGGACGTTCGGCGCGCGCAGGCGGCCGTCGGCACCAAGGCCAAGAGCGTCACGGCGACCAAGGCGCTGATTGAGGCTGACACCGAGGTCCGCGAGGCACGAGAGGCATACCTCGACGCGCGGGCTGAGAGGAAGCGTCATCAGGTCGCTTACGAGAACGCCAATCGCTGCGCGGCCTACGTCAGCCGGGAGCTGTCACGCCGGATCGCTCGCGCCGACCGTGACGCACGCGTCGACAAGTGGTTGCCCTGAGAGTTGCCCTGAGAGGAGCTGTATGCACGTCGCACTCATCGCCTGGACCGTGGTTGCTGACCGCGTGAGAGAGCGCCTGGGAGCTGAACCCGGCGTCACGGACATCGACCTTCTTGCCGAGTACGCCGGACGCGGTTGTTACGAGAGCTGGTCTAAGCCGAATCCGCTTACGCGCACCAACGCAGGCTATCTGAGCAACATCAGGAACCATCGGCACTTTTCGGTGTTCGAGCACGGAAACGCTACGTTTGAGCTTGAGGGCGTTTCCCTTGCGCTCATGTGGGAGCTGACCCGACATCGCCACATGTCGTATTCGATCCGGTCGACGCGCTACTGCCCTCCCAAGGATTTCGCGGTCCACCCCACCTTGAACCGTTACGGGCTTAAGCACAAGATCATCACCGACATCATGGACGATGTCTGGGAAAAGGCGCTCGATAGCTATGAGCAGATCTTCAATCTGCTGCGTGATAACGGCGAGTCGCTCAAGGTCGCGCGTGAGGCGGCGGCCCAGGTTCTCCCGGTTATGACCTCGACCGTCATCAACGTGACGGGCAATATGCGTGCATGGCGGGAGCTAATCGAAAAGAGAAACACCTCGGATGCCAATGCCGAAATCCGAGAGTGCGCGCAGCTTATTCTCATGGAGCTGAAGCGTGTGGCTCCGAACACGTTTGCCGACATGTCGGCCGACCTTCCGGCTGTGGCGTGATGTCGTGGTTTGACTTCTTCGCTTTCTGCGGGGTTCTTGCTTACCTTGTCGCCGAGCTCGTGAACGTCATGCTGAGCGATACCCGGTATTGCATTCAGCCAGACAGCGTGGATGAGGATGAGGAATGAGCGCTGTCGTCGGATTGCACGGCTACGCGGGCGTCGGCAAGGATACGTTTGCCGACGCGCTTGTGCAGCACTACAACTTTACGAAGGTCGCATTCGCTGATCCGGTACGGGAGATCCTGTACCGGATGAGCCCGCTGATTCGCGTCGAGAACGGCCGCACGGTGCCGTTGCGGGAGCTGGTCGACTCAATCGGTTGGACTGAGGCCAAACACCTGTACCGGGACGTGCGTGAATTGCTTGTGGCGCTCGGCATGGGCGCACGCGAAAGTCTTGGGTCCACGGTGTGGATGGATGAGGCCGCACGCCGTTCCGGGAACGCTACGAGAATCGTCTTCCCGGACGTACGGTTGATGGATGAGGCGCTTTTTCTCCGGCGTACCTACGGTGCCATTCTCGTACATGTCGTTCGCCCTGGTGTAGAGGCGGCCCATCCTCAGGAAATCGCCACGTTACCGCTCACGATGATGGACTTCGTCGTCGAAAACGACGGTGACTTGGTTGATCTGAAGGCGAAGGCCGACATTCTCATGAACCGGCTCATGGAAAAAGGGCTCGTGGTGTGATTGACAAGACCGACGCGGATCTTCCGCAGGATCTGGATCTTCCCTCGGACATCTACTACGTGCAGTGCGGCGCGTTTTTTGGGATTTATGCTGGCGAGCCGCAGATGAAGCGGGCGCTGAAGATGCGTCGGATATGGACGGACGAGGTTACCGCCGACACCCCGTATCTCTATCGCCTGGTTCCCCGGGAGGGGATAAAGATTTTTGTTGGTGACGTCGTGGGCGGCGGCGGTTGGCAGGACGTGACCGAAAACTACGTCAAGGATGGGGATTGGACCTGGTGATCCTATGACTTATCCCGGCCCTTATTACAGCCCTGAGAAGTTCGGTTTGGAGATCATCGGCAAGGTTGATTGGTCAGACGGGTACTACCAGTACGACTACACGACGGTTTGGTATGACCCGACGACGAGGGAGTTCCTTTACGGGAATGATGCTGGGTGCTCGTGCCCTCTGCCTTTTGAGGACGTCCAGCGCGAGCACCTAAACGTCGGTACCCGGGATGAGATTCACAACTTTCTTAAGGAACGCTTGAAGAGGGTAAACCGGGAAGAGTTGGATCGCTGCCGGGCCGAAGTCGCAGACCTTACGTTGAAGATGCGCAAGCGGGAGCGCAAGGGTAAGTGAAGTACATCGGAATCGACCCATCCTATACCGGCTTCGGAATCACGGTGCTCGACGACAACGGTACCCACGATACTCGTGTTTGGAAATTCGATCCTCGCAGGTGCGGGGGGAGCGGTGTTAACCAGCTCAACACTGTCATGTGTGTCTTGCAGGAGTACCTGACGGAAACCGCTCCCAGGGAGGAATACGCGCATGTGGCGGTGGAAGGCTACGCGTATGGAGCACGTTACGGACTGACGAAATCTGGTGAGCTGGGCGGCGCTGTCAAGCTTACGCTCTATGAGTTCTTCGACGATCCCGTCCGGTACCCGACCATTGTCCCGCCCCCTCGCGTGAAGCGCTATGCGACCGGTTCGGGTGACGCCAGCAAGGATATGATCCTTTTGGAGGTGTACAAGCGCTGGGATGTGGAGTTCCCCCACATCCCGTCGCGCGAACGACACAACGCAGCGGATTCCTACGTACTGGCTCATATCGCCCGGGATCTGCATCGCGGATACGCGGAATTCGGATTCCAGCGGGATCTTTTGGAGGACTTCGCAAAGCATACCGAGCGGCCGGGAAGCGATTTTAAGAAAAAACGCCGCGCCGCATAAAAGAGCCCGCCGGCCTGCGGGCTCTTTCGTTTTACCAGAATTTCCGGTTGTGCGTTTAACCTGGATGTCAGTGGCACAAATCGGAAATTTAGGCATTACAATGAGTGAAAACACTAACGGGCTGACTGTGTTGAAGGTCAGGTCATCATCTAACGCTTCTGCCCTTGCCGCAGCTCTGAGCCACGCCATTTATGACGGAAAAGACGTGGCACTTCGTGCCATCGGCGCGGGCGCGGTCAATCAGGCAGTGAAAGCGGTCGCGATAGCTCAGGGCTTCGTCGGCACGCGGGGAATCACCCTGTCTGTGCGCCCCGGATTCGACATCGTAACGATGCCGGAAGGGGAAATCACAGCGATGGTGCTGCGCATTATCACAGATTGACCGCGTGTCTCCCTAAACTGGAAGTGACCCTAACGCAATCGGGTAGGAAAAATGGACCGAAACAGCGAATTCGCCAATGGGGCGATCAGCAGTACGGCGTTTTTCTACTCGGTTCAGCAGGAGCGCCCGCAGGGTTACCGGCCGTTGTCGGTCCTGGATTCTCCAATCCGTAGTCCACTCGGTCTCGGCCTGTCGGAAACTCAGCGTCTAATGCCTGACGGACGCCTGCTGCCGAGTAAAAATGGGTTCTCCGACGAGACGTATGAGCGCCGCGCCTGGCTCGGGCGAATTTAGCGGATTGGAGATCGATGGCTGACCGTACGATCACCGAGTACCCGACTATGGGTACGTCGGCCGCCACCAGCTGGCGGAATCAGAGCGGTAAGGCGACCAGGGGAACGCTCGTCGCCCGGCATTCGTCCGGCGGCATGGTCGACGCTGTGCTGCATCCGCCGCGCAGGTCCGTGCACGAGCGTCTTGGCTTCGTCGGCGGCATCCAGATGCGGCACGCGTATCCGAACGTGCCTGAGGCCGGACTGACTCAGAGAAACGTGCGAACTATGCCAAACAGGCATGGACTTCGCGACTTCTGGGCAAAGCGGATGTTCGGGCAGAACACGCAGTGAGGTAACGCATGGCAGCCTTTCTCGCCCCGGTCCTTGGCGCTGTCGCCCGTACGGCTGCGACGAGCCTGAGCCGACAGCTTGTCCAGGGAGCCATCAGCCACACCGCGTCACATCTGCTCGGCAACCGCCAGCCCCAGGACCCGAACCAGCCTCGTTATGCCTAGCCATTACTCCCAGTTTCCTGCCGCCGCCACCGTCGGTGGCGGCGGTGGCGTGGCTACCGGATACCGGGATCTGATGGACGCGAGGCGGTCGGGCGTCTACCCGACCGCTCCCCATTCCTCCTATCCGGACGGGTACCTGGGGACTATCCGGACAAGGCGAGACGACCGACTCCTGCGCGCCATTCAGAATCGGCTCACTCAGCGTAGCTATCAGCGGGGAGTACACAAAGGGGAGAAGGTCGAGCTGTCGGATTACCTCTGGCCACAGGACTTTCGGCCGACGACCGGTCTGGAGCACCAGGCCAGAGGAATCCGGTGGGCACCCAAGGGGGACCCCATCGAGAGGTTCGCCTACGGTGGCCGGACCCTGATGACCTCGCCCACGGAGCTAGGGAACCTCGCTAAGCGGCTCGGTCTGTCCGTCGTCAACCCGTCGGCGCGCGCCGAAACCGATCCAGCATTCGCAGAGCACATGCGCCGGTATCTGCCCACGTGGAGATAGGAGAGCCCTATGCCTGCCGGGCCGTGGGCGTCCCTTCCGGAAAAGATCCTTACGGATCGGCTCGACGCCCTCATGCGCGCCGACGCGCGAACCCTCGCAGCGCTCCGGCCGCCTATTCCGAATATCGGAAAGGTTTTCCCCAGATACACAGGTAAACCGCGTAGCACCATCGGAATTCGCGACGTCATCAATATTGGCGCGGTGTATCCGGGTTCCAACGCCGATCCCCTTTCTCAGCGTCCCGGTTACATGGGATCGCCATTACCAGGATTTGGGCTGTCCTAAATACCCTGGAATATGCGGAGACGTTTTTAGGGGTTTTGGGATGTCGAAGAAGCGACCGCTTAAGGCGACCGACCGAAGGCGGAGCGGTCTGGGAGACAACTTCAAATACGTCGCCAGATATGACGGTGCTGGCGATCCCCTTGCGGACCTTTTTAATGACCGCCGAATCAAGCTTGGTCAGGGAAGAAGGGTGGCGTAATGGCGTATCCCCCGTCTCGTAGCTGCAACGCGGATTTTGTCGAGGGCGCTACCGACGGTGCTGTCTGGAAGCCTAAGCCCGATCGTGGCGGCTTCGGCCGCGCTCCTGCGGTCTATCCGCCTAAGTCGATGGCTGGTGTTATCTGGGGGCGTCAACGGTGACTGATCCGATTCCTGAGAACCGCCCGGACATGGCACCGGTTCGGCCGGAGGACGGTGACCAGGATGCGCCCGTCCAGATTCGCACGCTTCCGGAGTATGACCAGCATGGGGCGTCGCGATGGCTCTGACGGCTGAGGACTTTATTGCGGTAGCTGAGCGTGAAATCGGCTACACGGAGGAAAAGAACGGCGCGACTAAATACGGGATTTGGTACGGCAAGCGCCACAAAAATCCGGCATACGACAAGGCCGCATGGTGTGACATGTTCCTTGTCTGGTGCGCGTACCAGGCCGCAGGTGAGGACGGCGTCGATATCGTCGGCGATTTTGCTTATACGCCGTGGCATGCCGGATGGTTTGCTCGGCAGGGTCGTTTTGGTGATACTCCCCGAAAAGGCGCTATTGCGTTTTTTGACTGGGAGGGGTCCAAAAACCTTTATGCTATTGATCATGTCGGCGTCGTCCTAGCAACAGACTCTCTCGGTCGCGTTGTAACCATCGAGGGGAACACCGCCAACCGGGTAGCCAAACGCTATCGCTCAATGTCGACGATCGTCGGTTATGGATATCCCAAGTTTGCCGCCGCCGCCAAGAACGTCTCCGTCAAGCCTGCCAGCGCCAAACCCGCGACCACAAAGGTTTCCGTTCCGCCGTATCCGCTCCCCAAGGGGCACGTCCTTGGGTACCCGAAAACGAAGCTTATTCACGACGGTACAGAAAACGCCAAATACAAGTCGGCCGTGCGCACGGCACAGGCACGACTGAAGACCCGTGGCTGGGCGATCGTGGACGACGGAATTTTCGGGCCGAAGACGACCAAAGTCACAAAGGCGTTCCAGGCCGAAAAGGGCCTTGAAGTCGACGGTCGTATCGGACCGATCACCTGGAACGCACTTTGGACCGCGCCAATCACCTGACCTGAAATAGATCTGGAGGACGACTTGAGCAAAATCCGGCTGCTTGTCTGCCATAACTGCAAGACGATCGAGGAGTTGCCGGATTATAAAGGCAATCCCCGTGATGACCACGTGCTGGCGTACCTGATTGAGAAGAAACATACCAGTCCTGAGGGTACGGCGCATATCGGAAATCTGTTTGATATTGATGAACACCAGTGGCGTCGTCCTGAGGTTCGGCTTGAGGTCCTTAAGGAAATCAAGCAAATGAGTGGAAAGGGCCTTGGAGACGAGTTCTACGAGGTCAAGTCCACATTCCAGGAGGATGCTGCGCAGTGCTGGAAGAGTAAGAAGCTCACTCGGAACAATTGTGATGAGTACCGCTCTGAGCGGAAGGCGCTTGTCCCCAACACCAAGGACATCAGAAAGGAACTTGGTCTCGGGAAACCTCCTAAGCTTCGCTACTTGTGTGACTTCTGTCCGTACACGTCCAAGGTCATGCAGCGCAAGCGTGCTGCAGCGGGTTATTACGACTACGTCGATTAATCGATTACTAGTGGAAGCATTACGATCAAGGGCTGCTCTACTCGGGTGAGCGCGATCGAGGATCTTGTCAGACGCACAGAAGCACGTCGTCAGCAAGTGTCGGCTCAGCT